GAATTCGGCAGGTTGGCCTGAGCGAGGGTGACTGAGTATCGGCCGGTCTTCTGGCCGAGTGTGTAGGTAATGGAGGTCGTGCCGTCGTTGGCGGTGCCGGCGCCGACGGTGATGCGGGCGCGCAGATCCGGGACGTTGAAGGTCGTGCTGCCATCGCCCGCACCAAATGTCGTCCCGATGGCATTGAACAGGTCCGAATACGTAGTCCTACTGACGGCACTCCCATCACAGACGAACCAGCCGCCTGGGACAACGCCGCCGGCAAATTCGGCGATGGCGCCGATCGGCGAGAGCGAGAAAAGCAGTGTGTCGAGTTGGCCGAGGTTAGCATTCCAGGTCGAGCCCCACGTGTCTGGGCTGGCGCCGACCGCTGGCTTGGTGAGGCCGAGATGCGTGGTGAGTGTATCGCTCACGCGGCTTGCTTCCCGGCATAGATCAGCCGGTTGACCGCGAGGAGGGGCTTGGTGACATCGATGGGCGTGCTACTGCCGCCGAGTGTTGCGCTGTGCCGATGGGCACTGCTGCCATCGGTGATGGTGTTGAGGGTCGTGGTGGTGGAATGGCTGATTGCCGTGTAGGCGATTGTGCCGCCGCCACTGCTCGGCGCTGGATTATGTGCCGTGAGCTGTGTGTAACCATGGGCATGGGCGCCGCTGGTAGAGACGGCGAGCTGATAATTGGGCAGGTTGGCTTGGGCGATGGCGACCGAGAATTTGCCTACCAACTGGCCGAGTGTGTAGCTCACCGACGTTGTGCCATCGCTGCCTGAGCCGGCGCCGACGACCATGCGGCCGCGCAGGTCCGGCAGTGCGAATGTCGAGAAGCCATCGCCGATGCCGAAGGTGGTAGCAATGGCATTGAAGAGGTCGGAATATGTCGTGCGCGATACAGTCCTGCCATCGCATAGCAGCCAGCCGGCTGGGACCGTAGTGCCGCCGAAGTCTACAACGGCACCGACCGGCACTGAGAAGAACAGCAACGCATCGATCAGGTCCAGATCGTCATTCAGCTTGCTGCCCCACGTCGTCTGCGAGGCGCCAATTCCGGGCTTCGTTAAGCCTACATTCTGAGTGAGGCTGTCGCTCAAGAGGTGCCTGCTCTCTTCCTGGAGTGTGATTATTGGGTGTTGGCGGGTGGCTTCGCGACACTGGGTGGCTGGCTGGGCTGCACGGTGACGGTGGCACCGCTGGCCACGCCGGTGCCGGTGGTCGTGGCCGAGATCGTGACGTTGAGGGCGGCGATGGAGACGATGGTGGCGCCGGTGGGGATACCGGTAGCGGCGATCGGCATACCCGCCGCCATGCCGGTGGCGCTGGTGACGGGGATCACGGAAAGCCCAGCCGCAACCGCCCCTGTGGTGGTCGTGGTGACGGCAGTGACTAAATTGGCTTCTGTGCCATCATCCGCCAGGGTGACTTTGTAGCCAGCCGCGACGGGCATCAGGATGATCCACCCGAGCGGCCCTAATCCACGTCTACGCCCCTGCCAGCCCACGCGCCGGATGTAGTCCTGCCGATTGCCTTCGCTGATGCCGGCTGGCGTGCGTCTGGCTTGCTTGTCATACAGCACGAAGTGTGGCGCGCCATCGCAGTTAACCCATTGCGGATTAGCCTGTGCGGAACTGCTCATCTGCCCGGCTAAGGTAGCCATTGGTTCCCTCGTATGGTTGGGTGCATTGCTGCACGATGGTGTCGATCAGTGGTCTGGCGATGCCGTAGGGTGCCTGGTGCAGGGCGATCAGCACCTGCTGCCATTGTTCGGCGCGCATGGTAACGGTGCGCATATCGCTGGGTTGGATGTCCATTTCTATGGCACCAGAATTTCCACGGTGTAACTCTCCAGCGTGACGAGTTCGGTGCCGTTGGTGCCGCAGGTGATGTTGACGTAGCTTACGACAGCGGTGTTGATCGCGCCGGTTACCAGTCCACTGGCACTCGCTGCATTGCTGCCGAATGCATTTGCTGCCATGGCTTTCTGAGAGGATTGCGAACCGGCATTGCGCAGGAAAACGACATTCTGTGCCGAGACGGTCGTGGTTACGGTAATGTTCTGTAGCAGCGTGCCGACCGTACCAGCGGAGGCGCCGTGCTTGACCAGCAGCGTCTTTGTGTTGGCGGAATTCGGATAGGTCCATACCGTGGTGATCCGCACGCTGGCATTGGCACTGAGCACGGGCAACGCGATAGAGACCAGGACCTGCTCACCGGTCACTGCGGCCGACACGATGCCGGCACTGCTCTGCCGAACAAAGACCTGAGCGTAAGCCCAGTTGCCGCCACCGAGACTGGTGCATAGGCGGCCATTGGCCGTGTCGAGCACCAAAGCGCCGCTGTCCGCATTGCCGGTTGGTGGCCCGACCATATTCGGCACGCAGGGGAATGGCCCGGTCGCGCTAGCAGCGAGTGTCTGGCGTGCCAGATAGATATTGCCTGCGGTCAGATCGCCGAGGTTGAGCCGGTTCTGCCCGTCAAAGATCGCGACATTCAGCGCTGCCGTCTTCGCTGCATTGAGAGACTTAAAGGCCGCGAGATTGTCGATCGTGACATTGACCCGCGCGGCTAGTGGGGCAATCGCATCGCCAGTAATCCTGAAATCCGTCCCGATCGAGCCAGCAAGCGTCGGATCGGCCAGCATATTGACGGCATGCTGCGTGGTCGGTGTCGTGTTGTCGGTGTAATTGAATATGATTGGCTGCGATGTATTCCCTGTCGATGCCGGATTGCCAGCAACGCTTGAGCCGACCAGCAGCGCGGTATTCGCTGATCCATTGCCGCTATGATAAGCGACATTCCAGGGCGCCGAGCCAGGGAACAGACTGATTGAATAAGCCAGCCAACTCACGGCAGTCGCCGGCGTAACCGGACCTGACCCAGTTGCCGCCGACAGCACGTTCAGCACGCCGCGAACTGTTGTCGATGGATCGGAAACGAAGTAGTCAAGCTCAATCTGTTCACGAACATTGGTGAGCGGGGTCGGATAAGGGTTCGTGCCATTCCGGTCAGTGCAGACCGTGTTTAGCGCGTATATAGTGGCATTATTAACCCCCGCCATGGCGTACAGCGTCGCAGCGAGTGCGCCCCTGCCGCCATAATCATGTACGCTGGCGGTGAATGCATTAGTCAGATTACAACTGGCAGGACTAGCCGGGATGGTCAGCACGCTTTCAAGGTTATTGTATTGGCCGGTGGCACGGTTGGTGGTGTTGAAGACAATCCCGAAGTGATCGTGGAACGTCTCAGTGCCGTATCTCACGGAGGCGGTATGTGGCGTCAGGCCGTGGTCCATTGCCAAATTGCCGCCGTTGTAGCCCTGGACCACCTCCAGACCATTGTTGCATGTCACGCCGTTGTTGCTGGTGTTGAGCGTAAGGATCGGCACGGCGCTGGCCGCCGGTGCTGTCATGGTGCCGCCGGCTATGGGCAGGTAGTTACCGAGTTGCCCGCTTACGCCATCGACCATTTGCTTGCTGGCGGCCCCGAGTGGCGCGGTGGGATCGGCGGCGAGCAGCAGCGTGCCGGTCATCGCCCCGCCCGCGATCGGTAAGAAGGTGCCACCGCTTGTCGCCAGCAATGCATCGAGGGTATCGGCATTCCAATTGAGATGCCCGCCCCATGCGCCTTCGTCGGCGTCGTAGGTGGGCTTGTAGAGATTAAGATTCGGCGTGCGGGTATAGTCGCTCATGCCATCACCATCACGCGGGCTTGTGTGGCAGCACCAGATTGCGCCGCGCCGTTCCACGCCGAATACGCTGTGGGGACTGTGCCAACAAAGGCGCTGCCACCAACATTCAGCGCGATCGCGTCACCACTGGTAGCACCGGAAACCGCCGGAGCAACCGAATGGCCAATTACTGAGAAGTCGAAGCCGCCAACTCCAGTTGCCGGATTGGCGGTGCCGCTACCATTCCATTGACCCGCAGCACCTTGTTTGACCCAGAGCAACGCGTTGGTGAGATCGAGCGCAAAGCAAACCGTTGTGCCTTGCGGCACTGGGTTGAAGCTGCTCATCACTCCGCTGCTGCCGTTAAAATATGGCGTGAACCCGTGATACGTCATGAACGCATTAACCGCAGAGCCGCCAAAACTATTGACTGCCGCAGAGGAATTGGCAAAGCCGATGCCGGTGCTGTTGGCACTGGCGATGGTATACGTGCCCTCAAAATAATATTTGCCGGTGTTGCGATAGGTGCTGCGCGCGCCAGCATTTATGCTCCAGCCAGTCGCAACCAGATTGTTGCCTGAGTAAGAGACAGCGGTATGATCGAAGGGGTCCCAGGCACCAACAGGGGCCAAGGTGCCCGGCGTGGGAACCGTTCGGCTCTGACCGCCACCCGTTATGGCGCTGCCGGCCTGCACCGCGACGGTCGATGACCAAGTTGTGCCATCATCAGAATAGAGCAGGATGAATTGATAGGGGGTTACTACCCAGTCGGAACTGACGGTTGTGGATGTGATGATGACGGATTGGATGTCCCAGGCGTTGCCGGCACCGAAGTCGTATTGCCACCAGCCCGCATTGGCCTCGGAGCCGTTATTATACCACTCGGTCCCAGCGTTCCCGTCGATTGCATTCGCGGCCGGGAAACCTGGATAGACGGAGGATGCTGACGCTGTGCCGGTGCCTACACGGTTGGTGCCGCCACCATCGAGCAGTTGGATTTCGCCAAGGCTTACGTTGCCGCTGTTATTATTGGCGGTTTGCAGGCAGACCAGACGCCAGTAGCGGTGGGCTGCCATCGGCTATACCCGCGCAGCTAGGATCGAGATGCCTTGAAGCATAGCGAATGTGTCGCTACAGTTCGGGAATGACGGTTGGTTACCGCCTTCCGTCACTCCCTGACCACCTCGCTGGAGTAGAGCGACATGGCTAAGCAGCTCGTAGCAGGAACTGAGGAATGGCGTCCAATCCCAGGACACTCGGACTACGAGGCGTCGAGCTTCGGACGAGTGCGATCGCTTGATCGCATTGTCATGACCAAAGCCGGAAAACATGTGCGCCACCACGGCAGGCTGCTGAAGGCGCGCCCAGGCGGCACATCGCCTTATCTCGCTGTCAGTCTTCGCGATCAGATCTCGGGTATGTTCACCCATCATCTGGTTCACTCCATCATCTGCACGACTTTTCATGGCCCCAAGCCTTCGCTTAGGCATGAAGTGGCCCATTATGATGGAAGCCCACTCAATAACCGGGCGAACAACCTTCGCTGGGCCACGCGAGTTGAAAACAAGGCAGATCAGCTTCGGCACGGTACACGTATATTTGGCACGAAGAACCATCAGGCCATTCTTTGCGACCAGGACGTTCTCGCTATCCGCGCCTTGCACGCGACCCGACGCTTTAGTTACCAGAAAATCGCCGACTTGTTCAACGTCTCCAGCGCCGCCATTAGGCTCATCGCTAAGCGAATAAATTGGCAACACCTGCCCTAAACCCGGCTGCATAGCAGAGTTATTCCTATGTCTGAAAGCGTCGCATCTTGTGTGCCTGGTGCCACGATTTGCAGCGTGTCACCAGCAGCGAGGCTGCCGCCACTCCCCGCCAACGTACAGCTCGTGTTGCTAGTGCTGGTGACGGTGACAGTGCCGAGCGCGGTCGTACTGCCGCCCGAGATTTTGTTCACGGTGAAGACAGCGTTGGACGTGGTCTTAGTCGTATCGTAGACCACGCTTCCTGCAAGGCTTGCTGGCACTGTCACCGCCATGGCCATGGGCACATTCACGACACCCGACGCTGCCGGCTTCCCGCTGAATGGAAAGCTGATCGGCAGCTGCTGCACCTCTGTCGGTAATTGGCTATAGGTCACCGCGCCGCTCATGGTGTTCAATGCTGGCAACCGTGCCGCCGCGAGCGTGCCGCTGGTGATATTGGCCGCGTTCGTGGTGTCCTTTGTAGCGCTGGGCGCAAGGCCGCTGATATCAGCGCTGGCCAATGTGACAACCCCTGTGCGTCCTGCGACGCTCTGCACTGGCGCTGATGCTCCAACGTTGCCATACGCAGCATCAAGCGCATCGGCATTCATGTTCCAATGTGTGCCCCACATGCCGACATCGGCATCAGTCGTCGGCTTATACAGGCCAAGGTTCGGGGTCAGGGTATAATCTGTGCCGCTCATGCGATCTCGTAGGGTCCGTGTGGTGCCCAGTCGGCGGGTTCGCCGCCGCAGAGCTTAATGGGTGCAAAGGTCTTCAGCAGCAGCACGGCCTGGTCGGTGCGCTCATAGGCGCCATAGCCATAGGGACCGGCGCCATACGCATTGCCGATGCCGGAGCCAGGCACCGACAGCAGGTTGCTGGTGGTGCCGTAGCGTTCGACGCCGAAGGTGAATGTGCCGAAGCCGGAAGCCAACCGCGGGCTATTGACGCACTGGAGCCCCGCCGGCGGGATCTCGACCCGGTCCCACTGGTTGATGACCACGAAGGCAACGGGCGGCAGCGAAGCAAGCCTATTACCCGCAACCGCATCATCCCAAATGGTTACCGTATCCACCGGCCCCCAGTCCGACAGCGCCAATGGCCAGCCGATGGTCGCCTGATTGGCCAGCGTCCGACCGTCCGCCTCGTAGACCAGCGTCGTCGGCTGGCGAGCATAGCCGGCCCCGCCGACATCGACATTCAATCCCCTGAGCCCCACCCAGCATGCGAGCGGGAAGCTGAGTGCCATCAGAAGGCCATGGCCAATTCAGCGCGCAGTGGTGCGCCACTCAAATCGCTTTGCTGTTTGTGCATGTTGGCCCGTGTCACCACTTGTTGCCATGCGGCGTCCATTTGTTGGGCGCGTGCGTCATCGAGGGCCCACATGGCGCCGTATTTACAGAGCCCGAACAGGTAGGCCGGATACAGCTGCTCCAGGATGGGATTTGTATCAGTCGGTGCCAGCAGCGGAACTGGCTTCGCGTACCATCCCATGAGCACCTGTTGTGGTATCCAGCTGGGATCTGGCGGGTCGGGCAACACCAGGTGCGGCATAAACTCGATGCAATTGGCGACGAGGCGGTAGGCAGTGGCGGGGCCGCCGTTGCCACCGACCCAATCCTGGCCGCCCGACCAATGCCCGGACCACTCGTCCTTCAGTTCGAGCAGTTCGCCGGTCGCCGCATCGCGTATGGATTCCATGGTGGCGAAGCTTGAGGGCAGTGGCACATAGTCCCGATCGATATTCTGGAAGGCCGAGGTGACCTGGCAGCGTGCGCGCAGTGTCTCGGCCATTTCCAGTTCGACGGCCGCGACCCAGCCTGGGAACGGCACATCGATATCGGCCCGGTTGAGCCAGCTCGCCACATCAGACTTTAGGGACGCCAGTGAGGCCATGCCCTACGCCGCCGGCGGATACTCGACCGGCTCTTGTTGGTTGGCCTTGATTGTCTCGCTCAGCTTCTTGTTATAGGCGATGGCATCCGCGGCCTTCTTCTTGGCTGCATCGAGTGTGTCATCGGGGTAGGCGCGCAGCAGCAAGAGCGGATCGTAGACCGGCTCGTCGGGTGGCTGTGTAGTATGGACGCCGGGCGTGGCGGCCTGCTGGTGTGGGGCTGGTGTGGTGGATGAGGTTGGTTGTGCCATCAGATAAGTCTCCTTCCGTCATCGACGCGGAACTGGCGTGCCTCACGCATATCGAGGTAGGCCAGCATCGCCCGTGCATCGCGGTTGATGCCGACCTTCACGAGCTTCAGGTATTCGAGCGTCGGGATACGTGCGATATGCGTGAAGGGCTGCTTAGGATGGATGTGCTTGTCGAAGTTGCTCGCCAGCCGCTTGGCTGACGCCACGATCGGCTTGTAATCCTGGGTATGCCGGATGAGCGGAAGCCCCGTCTCCTCATCCACCGTGACCTCGGTCATCCGGCTGGTCAGCGGGTCCCAATGCTCATAGAGGACCAGCGGCTGCATGGCTACGCGCCTCCCGCCATGCTATGTGCGGAACGCTGAAGGCTAGGAACAGCCCTCAGCGCTCCTGACCCTGACCTTTCTGCACAAGGACCAAGGCTATGTCTCGATATCATACTCCCGAGCAGAAGGCTGCACACGCCGCGTATGAGCGCATGCGCCGCGCCAAGAACGGCCCTGGACGCCGAAAAGCCGTTCCTTGGCAAGACCGCATCATCCCTGAACCCAACAGCGGTTGCTGGCTCTGGGAAGGATCGGTTGATGGCTGCGGCTATGGGATGATTGTCCGCAACGGCAAGACTTTGAAGGTCCACCGCCTTGCGTGGGAAGAAGCGAATAGACAGAGCATCCCCAAGGGCATGCGTATTTGCCATAGGTGCGACGTGCCAGCCTGTTGCAATCCCGATCATCTTTTCCTCGGGACGCAGCAGGACAACATCGCCGACATGGTCCGTAAGGGCCGGTCGAAGTTCGGCGACCACAACGCACTCAAGACACATTGCCCTTACGGCCATGAATATACATCTGAGAATACATACCTCTATAACGGCATGCGTTCTTGTAAGACGTGTAGCAACCAGAGAGCGCTTGGACACTACTACGCACACAGGGAATAATCGTTACGGTCACTGGTTCGTGTCGAAGATGCACGCATGGGCGAGCGGCGCCGACACCCGCAGTGTGCCTTCAAACACCACGCCACCCTGCGAATTATCGCCAGTCTTCGCGTAGCTCTCCTGGATCATATCCCGACCGGGCAACGGCGCCAGTTCGACATAATCGCGATCGATGAGCAGGATTTGGTGTGCCGGCATGAACCGGTCCGGCGCCAATTGGAGCGTGCCGAAATTCGTCCGATACACATCGACCGCCCCCTGGATCGTCAAATCGCCCGTAGGGCTAGCCGACACGATATTCTGTGCGACGATGGGGTTGCCGGTGCCGCCTTGGCTCAGCGTGCTGAAGTAATTCTTAATGTTGCCGCTCATCAACCCCAGCGTTGGGTTACCCCCGCTCTGCCAGCAGCTTTGCATGGCTGTGTTGACATCCGCCAATGTAAAGTCATAGGCGGTGCCGGCGGTGCCGGCGTTGGTGCCATCGCCCGTTGGCATAGAGCCGGTGGCACCACGCTTGCCTTGGGTACAATAGGTGGGCAAGCCAGCCATATGCCTCGGATCCGTGCCCGTCTTCACAAACGGGCTCGTAATGGCCAGCTCCAGATCGCGCTTGATCTCCATGCCCTTTAGGATGCTTTGGCGGTTGAATTCATCCTGGCCGCCGGCGAAATCCACGGCGCGCAGTGTGTCGGACACGCCGACTGTCCTAGCCAGGATCTGGCAGTAGTTGCCGAGCCTCGTCGGCCTAGTCACCACGTGCATGGTGGCGGTAAAGCCTTCGGGCTGCGCATTGTCCGCAGCGGCCCCCAACGCCTGCACGATCCATTCGGTGTTGATTTGGTGGGCTGGGTTGCTATCCATGGCGGACAGCAGCGGGGTGGTATCGGGATCGATGCGGTAGATGAGATCGCGAAGGTCTTCCTTAACGCCGATTGCGGGCGAGGCGCCGGTCTCAAGGTATGTATTGCTGGGCGGCGAGCCCATTGCCGGGACGGCCATGCGTCACTCCATTGCATGCTGGTGAACCGATTGGATTGGTTCGCAATGGTTTGTGACTGCCGTACGCGACAGGCGTTTTCGGGTTGGTGCTCAGGCACTCCCGATCGTGCTGGGCGTCCGCTTGGTCAAGCCTTGCGCGTCACGTCTCGGCTGTTGCTTGGCGCAAGCGCTGCCCTCAGCCGACGAATGGGGTGTATATTAAACCGTCTCGACGGTCGTCA